ATTATAAACTTCATTCCGAAACTGTCCTGATACTCAATCGAATTGAAGTGCCGTGGGACTTAGATGAAGAAGGGAGTGAGAAGGGGGCCAAGATGGTTATAGATACAGCGACAGGTAAAGAGAAGGAAATATTCTGTGCGCATGGGCAACACATGCGGCCCATATCAGACATGCGCCTGCGTAAGACAGGTGCTGTTAGTAGGTGGGTATGCAGTGTTTGCCGCGCCAATATTCGGCAGGCTAGGAAAGAGAGGGCCAAAGCTCAGAAACAGCTAGCAAGGGGGAAGAAATGAAAATCGAATTAGACGGTGAGACGGTTAGCAAAATAGTACGCGAGGACTTGGTGTACCAGCTGGACTCCTTTAAAGAGCATCTGGAGCAGTACGCTAACAACAAGTCACCTAATGTTTTTTCTATGGACCGAGAGGAAGACATTAAGCAGATACGGAAAGCGATAAAGGCGTTTGAATTCGTTGTCGAATACTACAGCGCGTGAAGGAGGAGTGAGTGATGACCCCCAAATTCCTCACTGAACTAGAGCGGCTGAAGGCTGCTACGGAAGGGCCGTGGATATGCTTACCCCGCAACCACGCCGACGCCATCGCTGAACTGGTGCGTTCTGTTCAGGAGGTAATACGCATTTCGGACAGAAAACACGACGCTTGGGACGCTGCGAAAGCCGCACTCGACAAACTGAACGGAGAGAAGTCGTGAAAGTAAAGGAGAAGAACACATGAGCGGCGATCACAACATGCACCAGAATGATTTTCATCCAGACTGGATTTGCACCTGCGGAGACCTGACTACGCTTGGTATTGTTCATCGCAAAGATGCGCCTTGCTACTACCCTGATAAACGTGAATGGGTTGGGCTGACCGACGACGAGATAAAAGAGATTGTTGGGCCTTGGGGGGATACTCCGATCAAGGGCTACACTCGACAACTTTTCGACAAGATCGAAGCAAAACTCAAGGAGAAGAACGCATGAAATCACTGAGCAAGTTACATCAAGAGGCAATCATCAAAGCCAAGACTGAGCAGGACAAGACCAAGGCGGCGGCGATGGCGATGATTGAGAAACCCATCGAGATGATTAAAGCCATCATGCTCAAGCATGAGCTGGCGGTTATTGAGGTAATGCGTGAGTTGCATGAAGCCAAAGAAGCCGCAGTCAGGACAGAGCGTGAGGCGTGTGCAGCAATGGCGGAGGCGTTCCACCACCACCAATACGACTTCACGGGCGACCTTGAGTTGCACGAAGCCATCCGAGCAAGGGGTGAGCAATGAACGGAGACCACAACATGTACCAAAAGTGGCGTGAGAGTGAAGCCTACGCTGTGCCGATGACACCTGATGGTGTTAAGTGGTCACAGGAGCGATGGCGGGGTTTCAATATGGGCTATAAACAAGCCATTAAAGACGTTGTTGACTTGTTAATGGTGCAACATGAGGCGGCTAAGGGAGCGCACAACTACTGGCAAGTTGCGGCAAACTTAATCAAAGCAGAGTCAGGAGAAAACGTATGAGCAAAGACACAAGATGGGAAAGAAGCATAGAAACTTTTTCAGACGAGCAGTTGCTGTTTGAGTTGGTGCGCCGTAATGGTTTCCAACGAGCCGCCAAGAAGACAGAGTATTGCGGTGAAGGCTGGATGACCAGCACAGTTGGCATTGGCAAAAACCATAGCGTGTCTATCACGATGGATGCAGATGACTTCAAGGAGCTTGCGGCGCTTGCTGTTGTAGGGTTCAAGCCATGAGTCAAAAAAATCCACACCGAAACTTACCTTCTACTCTTTGCCCGCACTGCGAACGATACAAACAAAGCGCCGCCATGTGGCGTCACAAAGCCTATGAGCTTGGTGGTACACCGCTACCGTGGGAGCCAGAGGAGCTTCTGCGCAAAGAGTACGAGCGTGGGTACAAGGATGCCGTAGAAGCCAAACTCATGGAGAAGAACACATGAAGCTATTCATGAAATCGCACTACGAAAAAGAGGTGCACGAGATGGACGACAAGAAAGAGTACGAACGCTTGTGCATGACGTGCGCCGGTAAGATGGGCGGAAAGCCCACCGACTGGGCCAAGGGGCGCTGGACGCACGACAAGTGCGACGTATGCGGAAACAAGACCGAGGTGACGGCCAAGGGTGAGTACATCTGGAGATCATGATGACAACCAAACATGCAATAGATGAGGCCCGAGACATCATCTTTGGTGACAGAGAAAAGACTTACGGGCACCCTGCAGTTAACCTGCGGCGTATTGCAGGTATGTGGAGAAGTTACATTAACCAGAAGTACGGGATTAAAACCCCGCTAACAGAGGAGGACATATGCTGGCTTATGGTGTTGTTAAAAATGAGTAGGCAGATGCACGAAGTAAAACAAGACAACCTAGTAGACGCCATAGGTTACTTGGCGTTAATTGATCGTATAAAAGGAGAAGACAAGTGAGTCTAGTAGAGATTTTTGTTCTGGCGGTTGTTGCCCCTGCAGGGTTGTGGTTTCTGTATGGGCTGTTTAAGACGGCTGAAGAAGGCAAGCGGTTACGCGACGCCGAGGAAGCACCTTACAAACTTGAACCCAATGAGAGTATTTCAAAATATGATTTCAGTCCCCACGTCGTGGCCATTTCCGAAGAGTTTAATAAAGACCAACCAGCCTCCCGAGCCAAAAGAGCTTACAATAAGACCAGCAAATACTGGACCAAAAAGCGTAAAGCCAAAAGCACGAAGAGGCCCAAGAGAAAAAATAGACCCATCATCCTGTGAGGTAGCGCCATTTTGAAATACGAACCCAAACACCTTGCGGTAATGTATGATTGCCTACGACAGCTACCTCCATTTGATAAGTGGAACCTGCCGGGCAGCGAGTGGGTAGTCTTTGAATTACCCCACCGCAAGGATGTTATGGGGGAGTTTATCGAAAGCACTGACGCTACCAAGCCACACAAGATAAAAATCAGCGCGGTAGTGCATGACCATACGTTTAATGTTGTGCAGACGTTGGCACATGAGATGTTGCATTTGGTGCAGACGATACAGAAGACGAGTACGCCCGCGCAGCACAATCAAGACTTTAGAAAACGTGCTAAGCTATTATGCCGCTTGCACGGATGGGATCATAAATTTTTTACAGGAGGTTGACATGCCGTCACTTGAATCTAAACGGGAAGCAGCCATTAAGTATTTGAGAGAGCGTAAGAAATACATAGTCGATCCTAAGTGTAAGTTTAAACCGACTAACGCTTCGCAAACTGATATAGCTAAGACCGCCGAACAGTATCGTAAAGATGTATTGGAAGAGCCTGCAGTGCAATTAATCAGGAGCAAGAAGTGACTATAAAACTAAACTTAGATTTGACCCCTCCTTTGCGGGTAATAACGCACTACATAGCAGGGGGGCCATCCCCGAATGACAAAGAACCGCAGCCGTTTGGTAAGTTACTACTCCAAGAATATTGGAAGACGGCTTTTCCGGCGGCTCAAGAGGATAGTGACGATGCTTGACGATGCTGATGCACATTTCTTAGAGCCCGAAGAGGAAACTGAAGAAGCGTACAAAACTGCGTTGCAGTTAAAGTTGCAAGAGGTAGTACATAATTGCCTGTGGGGAGAAGGCGAACATAAAGCACTAGTAATTTATGTTAACGGAAGCACTGCGGAAACCTACTCCCTTAATGCAGATGTGCAAGAAGTCAAAGCTATAATAAAGTACATTAGCCGAAGCTTCATGGAAGCAACAAGTAAAAGACCAGAGGAGCTTAATTAGTGCGCCCTTTCGACGATGTGCTTGTCTTGGATTTTGAGACAGCGTGGTGTAAGAAAACCTATACGCTAACTAAACTTACTACAGAGGAGTACATACGGGATAAAAGGTTTAAGGCGTGGGGGGCTGCGTGGAAATACTTAGGTAGCGATTCCCCTGCGAAGTGGGTATCCGCGAATGAGTTAACGCAGTTCTTTAGACAGATAGATTGGGGCAAGACTGCCGTGCTCGCGCACAACGCACAGTTTGACGTATCTATCCTTACTTGGGTCTACGGGCATACCCCGTGTTTTATTCTTGACTCGCTGAGTATGGCACGGGCGATGCGCGGGGCAGAAGCTAGTAACAGCTTAGCCACCCTAGCCGCTGAGTTTTCCCTCCCTCCCAAGGGCGCGGCGCTGCACAGCAG